CAGGACGTAAAGACCTTTACAGATCGTTTCGGCAAGGAGTTCACTAAAGATTATGGTGGTGCGCCTAACATTGTAGACTTACGTGATGGTCTAGAGAATAAACGCCGTTGGTCTTTCTCTGATGATGGGCCTCTAGGAAATGGTACAAAGGCTCGTGTGCAGTTCGAGACTTATGCTAATGGCTCTGGGGTGCGTCTGCTTAATGTAGGTGTCCTTGAGCTTGCTGAGTACGCTACGGCTGAACCTGTAGATACATGGGCAACAGGGGTATAATGTATGCGAGTAACAATCAACTTCGAGTTTGACCTAGAGGACGATGGGATCGAAGGATCAGTGCAAGTAGATAGATACAATGTAGATACTCTAGAGGACTTAATGTATGTCTACCAATCAGGCACAGTTGCTTCAGGGTTTACCTATTCAGAAGCTATAGGTTGCCTCAAGGAAGATGGTAATAAAGTCTGGTCTCCATATTAATGCTTGGTGGTAAAGTACTGATAGACGGTGATGTGATTGCCTATCGTGCTGCCTTTGCTACAGAGAAAGACTTTGTAGAGGATGCTAAAGATAAAGTTAACGGTATTATGCATGAAATCCTAGAAAGGACTTGCATATTTATTGATAGCAACTCTTACGAAGTCTACCTCTCTGGCAGAGGTAACTTTAGGTACGATATAGCTAAGACTGCACCATACAAAGGTAATCGTAAAGACAGGAGCAAACCAATACACTTAGGTTTCTGTCGAGATTATCTTACGATTGAGTATGGTGCTGTAACTGCCGAAGGTCAAGAAGCTGACGATGCTATGGCCATAAGAGCAACAGAGCTAGGTGAAGACACTATCATCGCTAGTGTAGACAAAGATATGTTACAAGTTCCTTGTCTACATTACAACATTACTAAACAGGAGTTCACAAGGGTCTCTGAGAGTGAAGGTAAGATGTCCTTCTATTGTCAAGTTCTTACAGGTGATACCGCAGATAACATATATGGTATTTATGGTATTGGCCCAAAGAAAGCTGAGAAACTTCTTAGAGACTGTGTTACTGATGAAGAGTATTGGTCAACCATTCTTAAAGCCTATGAAGAAGATGGTGGAGAGGAAAGAGCGACTGAAACTGCTAGACTCGTATGGCTAAGACGCAAGGAAGGAGAGATATGGCAACCACCCGACATGCCATAAAGCACGGATATCGCTCAGGGTTAGAGGAGACAATAGCTAAAGACCTAAAGGAAGCTGGTATTAGTTTCTTGTATGAAGACAAAAAGATTACTTATCAGGTTAATCAAGTTCGTACATATACACCAGACTTCATCCTACCAAACGGAATCATCATTGAGACTAAAGGTAGGTTTGTGGTAGATGATCGTATGAAACATCTTATGATACGAGAGCAATACCCACACTTAGACTTACGCTTTGTCTTCTCTAACTCTAGAAACAAAATTCGTAAAGGCTCAAAGACAACTTATGGAGATTGGTGTACTAAGCACGGTTTCCTATATGCCGACAAAAGGATACCCGACGAATGGCTAAAACAGCAGTAGTGTTCAGTTGCGCTCACGCAGACCCATCTACAGACAACGAAAGGTTTGATTGGTTAGGGGAGCTTATCTATGACGTAAACCCTAACTATATCGTTGATCTAGGTGATGGTGCTGATATGCGCTCACTAAACACCTTTGACACTCGATATCCCCAGAAAGTAGTTAGCCAAAGCTACGAGAAGGATATTGAATGTTATAACGAAGCTATGGATCGTCTGAGAATGGCTTCTAGAACCAGAAAGTATAAACGACCAACTTGGTTTGGTTTTGAGGGCAACCATGAGTATAGAATCAAAAAAGCTATTGAACACGACCCAAGAACGGAGGGACAGAGATACGGGATTTCCTTCAGCCATCTTCAAACAGACTACTGGTTCGACGAATACCACGAGTACAAAAATGCTGCCCCCGCCATCGCTGATTATGATGGCGTCTCTTATGCTCATTTCTTTAGTTCTGGTAACTTTGGCACAGCTATGTCTGGCTTACACCATGCTAATAGCCTCCTCGCCAATCGTAACCATAGTTCTACTTGTGGTCATAGTCACAAACGTGATCTTAAGTTTAAAGATGCTGCACATCCTAATGGTATTATCGGTTTGGTTGCGGGGTGCTACAAAGGGTCGGATGAAACTTGGGCGGGACAAGCCAATAGTGAGTGGTGGAAGGGTGTTGTAATCAAACGTGAGATTGAAGATGGCATCTATGACCCTGAGTTTGTATCTATGAAGAGGTTAAAAGAAATATATGGGAAAGCGTAGTAACTTCGAGAGAATACCAAGAGATTACTACCCTACACCCATAGAAGCTGTAGAGCCACTGATTGACCATCTTCCGCAAGAAACTTTTGATTTTGTTGAACCCTGTGCAGGAGATGGTCGTCTAATAGAACATGTTTATAACCTGACAGATGGACATGGAACCTGTATATACGCATGTGATATTGAACCAAGACACCCTCAAATTGTTCAGCATAATGCTCTTGATATTGACTTTGGTGAGTATGAGGTGATGGACTTCTGTATCACTAACCCACCGTGGGAACGTAACTTCCTACACAGTTTCATAGAACATTGGATAGACATCTGTCCTACTTGGTTGTTGTTTGATGCAGATTGGATGCACACTAAGCAGTCAGCTACTCTAATGACATACTGTGCTAAAATCGTTAGTGTAGGCAGAGTTAAATGGATAGAAGGATCAAAGTATACAGGTAAAGATAACTGTTGTTGGTATCTATTCGATCAGAACGACAAAGGCCCGACGAAATTTTATGGAAGGTTGATGTGATGCCACTAATGGATTATATGGAACTCTTTGAGATGATACAGCAAGACAGTGATGTAGAGGGTCTACGACGAAAAGCTACATACTTACTTATGTCAAAGTGTCAGGAAGATGAAACGGTAAGTGAGGAAGAGTTTATGGCTTTTGCAGAATACGCAGCTATAAACTTAGGGACAATAGAGGAGACGATACATTGATTAGTCGTGAAGATATAGAAGCGTTTGAATACTTTAGTCAGACAGAGATGGAGATGAATGTATATCAGGCAGCAGCAGCACAGACAGCTATCTACAAGCATGAGCATCAAGTAATCTATCCTGCACTAGGACTAGCAGCAGAAGCTGGTGAAGTAGCCAACAAGGTCAAGAAGATATTACGTGATGGTAAGTTTGACCGTGAGGCTATTGCTGACGAGGTAGGTGATTGCCTGTGGTATATTGCTGCATTATGTCGTGACTTGAATGTAAGTATGTCAGACCTTGCGGCGGCTAACTTAAAGAAATTAAATGACCGTAAACAACGTGGGGTCATAGGTGGAAATGGAGATAAACGATGAAGACATTAATGAAGTGGTGGTGGCGTTGGATCAACTACCAAGCAACTTGGCGAGAACACCGTAAGGTTATCAAAGAGCTAAATCAGATGACTGACCGACAACTAAACGACATCGGGATTAGCCGTGCAGACATTGACCGTCTGGTATGGCTAGGTGAAGACAAAACAATGCGTGGACGAGGAAAAGAAGAATAATGAACAACATGCTCCCTACCCCCTATCAGAACTTTATTGCACTATCACGTTATGCACGTTGGACAGGTGATAAACGTGAAACTTGGTCAGAGACAGTTGACCGATACATTGACAATATCGTTAAGCCGCTAACAGGTGAAGATAGCTACATCAAAGATATTCGTGATTCTATCTTATCACTAGAGGTTATGCCATCTATGCGATCTATGATGACCGCAGGTAAAGCCGCAGAGCGTGACAATACGTGTATGTACAACTGCTCTTACGTAGCCGTAGACAAGCCCAAGCGTTTTGACGAAGCTATGTTTATTCTGTTGTGTGGTACAGGCGTAGGATTCTCTGTTGAACGACAGTACATCCAGAAGCTACCAGAAGTCCCAGAGAAGATGTTTAAGTCTGAGACAACCATTGTAGTGAAGGATAGCAAGGAAGGTTGGGCTAAAGCATACCGTCAACTATTAGCATTGTTGTGGTCAGGTGAAATCCCTAAGTGGGATATATCTAAGGTGCGACCTGCTGGTGCTAGACTTAAAACATTTGGTGGTCGTGCCTCTGGCCCTGCACCTTTGGTAGATTTGTTCAACTTTACTATCGACAAGTTTTTGGTGGCAAAAGGTCGCAAACTGTCGTCAATCGAGTGTCACGACATCATGTGTAAGATCGGGGAGATTGTGGTTGTAGGTGGTGTACGCCGTAGTGCTATGATTAGTTTGTCTAACCTGTCAGACGACAAAATGCGTTATGCTAAGTCTGGTCAGTGGTATGTTGACTACGGTCATCGTGCCTTAGCTAATAACTCTGTGGCATACACTGACAAACCAGATGCAGAGACATTTATGCGTGAATGGACAGCATTGATTGAAAGTAAGTCAGGTGAACGTGGTATCTTTAACCGTCAAGCATCACAGAAGCAAGCTGCAAAGAATGGTCGTCGTAATCCAGAAAGTGACTTCGGGACGAATCCTTGCAGTGAGATCATCTTGAAAAATGCGCAGTTCTGCAACCTTACAGAGTGCGTAGTACGTGCGACCGATACTATTGAAGACATAGAACGCAAGGTAAAATATGCGACTATCTTAGGTACAATCCAATCTACCTACACAAAGTTTCCGTACCTATCCAAGGATTGGGCAGATAATACGGAAGAAGAGCGTCTGCTAGGTGTAAGTCTAACAGGCATTATGGACAACCCGCTAATGACCAGTGCGAATGCTGGGTTAGCTAAAACACTGGAGCATTTAAGAAATGTCGCTATATCTACTAATGATGAATGGGCTGAGCGCCTTGGTATCCCTCCTTCTGCTGCTATCACTTGTGTCAAACCTAGTGGC